AGGGTGATCTGGTCGACCTCCAGCTCCGAGTACGACTGGTCCACCGACAGCTTGACGCCGTCCTGGGTGCCGCCCAGGTCCGTCCAGGCGCTGGCCTGCGGCGTCGTGTTCACGGCGCTGTCGGCGGGCTCGGTCGCGCCGAATGCCCCGCTGTACAGCGTCGCCGGTCCCTGGATCAGGTTCGTGGTGGTGACAGTCACTGGTCAGCTCTCCTTGCTTCCGGCCGCGCCGGACTTCTTCGCGGGGTTGGCCGGGGCCGCGGTCGCGGGCGGCACGCTCTCGGACTGGTCCTCGACGAGGAGGCACTGCCTCTGGAGGTCGAGGTATTCGGCGTCGTCGACCTCGAACTCCCGGTCGGGCTGCATGGTGGTGCGGACGATGGGCATCAGCGGTACGCCTCTCGACGAAGGGGGAACTGGTGGTGGGAGAACTGCGGGTGGAAGCGGAGTTCCAGGCAGTCCTCGGGCCGGAGGCTCGGCGGGCAGGGCACGATCCGGATCGGGCCGGTCAGCAGGAACTCCAGCTCCGCGCGGCTGTCGTGGACGAGGGTCTTGCCGTTCCAGGAGAGGAGCTGCCCGTGCGGGGTGTCTTCCTGGATGGCGTACTGGGGGCTCATGCGGGCACCTCCGACCAGACGACGACCAGGCCGGGGATGCTGTAGCGGGCATAGCTGCTCGGGTCGTCCGGGACGCGGCGGGGCTCGCCCGTGGTGTATGCCGACTTGACCTGTACAGGCGGGTAGCCGGGCGGCAGGGTGACCCTCCGGGGGATGGCAGGGTGGTCCCAGCACGCATCTTTGATCATCTGCGCGAGGGTGGCGGCCTTGTTCCACGGCGGCTTCTGGCTGTCGGGGTTGTTCGCCCAGCAGTCCACGCCCATCACGGGCTCGTGCAACGGCACGTAGAGGTTCGGTGTGCCGCCAGCGGTGTCGAGCGTGCAGAAGCCCGACGCCGCCCACGTCGTGTTGTCCTTCGGCAGGGTGCTGGCCACGCGGTCGCCCACGACCGCCTTCAACCATGCGATGGTGACCAGCTCGTTGTTCGGGCGCAGCGGGAGGCTCATGGTGTCCTCCGCTGGAACAGACTGGGCCGCAGGTACGGCTGGGCCTTGATCCCCGGGTGGTTGACCTTCTTGACCGGGTGGTCGGCGCCCTCCCAGAACAGGGCCTGCTTGTGCTTCGGGAAGATCGTGTAGGGGGGAAGGCCCATCTCGATGGCCTGGGCGTAGTTGACGTCCAGCGATCCGACGCGCAGCACCTTGCCGTGAGTCTCGGCCCTCAGGGATTCGAGGAGGCGGCCGGACTTCTTCGGCACCAGACGCTGGGCGTCCTGGAGGATCGCCTTACCGATCACGTCATCGAGCCAGTGCTCGATGGCCGCATCGACGTGGGCTTTCGCCGACGGGTCGATGCGCACACCGCGTGCTGCCATGGCCGCCCTCCTCTCCGGGGGTGGTCTCCTTCGGCCTGCCCGGTCTCCCCAGGCGTTGGTGGCCGTGTTCGGTTAGGTGGTGCGCCGCAGGTCGAGCCGCATGTCGGCGGCCACGGCTGCGGAAGTCATGGAGGACACGGCGTCGACGATGTACGTCGCGCCCGTCCGCTCGTCGCGGATGCGGTCCTGGTCGGTGATGTCCGTGCCCGCCGTAACTCGGCCGACCGCGTACCGGATGACCCGCGGTGTGGGGTCGTCGCGGGTCGTGGTCCGGCGGGTCTGCTCGATCAGCGACGCGGGGATGCCGGCCGCAACCACGGTGTCGGTGTCCTGTTCGTCCCCGTACGCGTCCGTGGTGGTGCCGCGCAAGACGCTGATGGTGGTGGTGGCCTGGGCGATCACGCGCCGCCCCCGATCGGCCGCCAGCGAGGGTCGTTGTCGTCCGCGACCGCGCTGGTCAGGTTGAGGGTGCGGGGGATCTGGTACTCGTTCCGGCGGCGGATGCGCAGCGGCCGGTTGCGCTGCCGCCACGACAGGCGGTCGATGCACCGCTTCGCGAGGGGCGCGAGGATGCCGGCGTTGGCGTGCAGCCAGGTTACGGACACTTGGTCCTGGGACACGGTGGTGGTGTCCATGTTGGTGAACGCGTCGGGGTGCTGGGTGACCCACGCCGCCTGATACGCGACGGCCTGCTTGAGGAGCCGCAGGTTCTTCTCGCTGATGTTCCCGGCGTCGGAGGCCGCTTCGGTGGTGTCGGCGAACAGTTCCACCACGGCCTGGGCCTGCGCGACCTGCGCGGCGGTGGGGGTGATGCCGGTGTAGAAGGCGGTGTCGCCGGGGGTGGCCCACGTCATGACGGCCGCCTGACGCTGACCTCGTACACCCACCGGCCGTCGGTGGTGACCGCGAGCCGGGCGCCCCCGCGCAGCGTGAAGCCCGCGTCGAAGGCGGCCTGCTCGGTGGCCTGCCGGTAGGCGAGGTGGGTTTCCTCGTCGGGCCCGCCGGGCTCGGCGGGAAAGTCCTTGCGGAAGGCGTTCACCGGGACCGCGCCGCGGGGCTCCGTGTGATCGCCGCCGTTGGAGGCGGAGCCCTCTTCCGCGGCGTCCGGCGGGGTGGTCGGCTCGTCGCCGCCCAGCGCATCCCCGTCAGCGTCGTTGTCGAGGAGGCGCTGCACCATCACGCCCTTGGCGGCACGCGACGACGACAGCCCGCGGCGCGCCAGCTCGTCCTGCAACTGCCGGGCGGACATTGCCTCGTAGCCCACGATGCCCTCCTCTCTCGTGTGGTCACCGGCGCCGCCGGGGTGGCACCCACCCAGTCCCCGGCGGCAGTCCCATGGGGCGTTAGTCGGTGATGCGCTCCAGGCACGACCAGGCGTTCTCGTTGCCGACGCCGAAGCCCTTGCGGACGCGGAACTTCACGGCGGTGTCGTCGGTGGAGTCCTGCGCGCGGGCCTGGTCCACCAGGCTCTCGGGCTGGGAGCGGTCGCCGCGCTTGAGGTACTGGCGGTTGCCGAAGAACAGCAGGTCGTTGCCCGCCGGGGAGCCGGAGTTCGTCGCCGAGGTCTTGCAGCCCCGCGACCAGGCGATCGGCACGTCGAACAGCGTGTCCGGGGTACCGGACGCGCCCTGCACGAAGATCGGACGGCCCTGGCCGTCGGTGCACAGGCGCAGCGCGTCCCGCCAGCCGGGGGCGGCGATGACGAGCTGATCGGCCAGCGACCAGAACTTGCCGGTCTCGACCTTCCGCAGGGTGCTCGACAGCTTCTCGTACAGCGACGCGCCGCCACCCGACGCCGGGAACGACACGTTGTCGTCGTCCCACGTCGCATAGTTGTTGTCGGCCGTGTAGCCGGTGGCCGAGTTCGTGGTGCGCAGCGACTTGTACAGCGACGTGAACGGAACCGTGGTGCCGTTCTCCGCGCCGGTCACAGCGAGGCACGCATTATCGAACGTGTCCGCGTAGGAGATCGCCCAGTCCATGCCCTTGGTGGCGATGGTGTCCACCACGCTGTCCGCGTCCGCGAGGTCGTCCTCGTCCACGACGAACTGGCTGAGGAACCGGCGGGCGGTCAGGGTGATGTAGTCGTTGGCGTTCGTGTCGGCGGTGTACGTGGTGCCGGCCGACACGGTCAGGCCACCGGAGCGCAGGATGCGCTTGGTGGACGTCTTCATCGGGTGGGGGCGGGCGTACTTCTCGACAGCGGAGTCCATGAGGACTCGGGTGATGACCTCGGAGTCCCATTCGATCGGGATCCAGTTGTCGATGATGTCGGTGCTGGCCACGATGGGCGCTCCAGGAATAGGCGAGGGCTCACAGCCCGCACGGTCAGGTGGATTGCCCTACCTGGGCGAACTGTGAGCCCCTGGCTCGTTCCTGCCGGGCCCCTCGCCGGGGGTCCGTTGCGCCTCTGGCGCTGTTAGCCGCGTATGGCCCGCTGCGCGAGGGTCTCGGCCCATCCCTTGGGCTCCGGCTTCGGCGCGGGCTTGTCAGCCGTGTCCACCTTAGCCGCGGGTGCGCCATTCTGGCCAGAACCGGCCACCGAACCTGCCGAAGTGGAGCGCTGCCGCTTGAAGAACTCCGGCCACTCCGCCTTGATCTCCGCGATCTGCTCGGACAGGCCCGTGATCTCCCCGTCGTCGTCGATATCCACGTCGTCCAGGTCGAGGAGCTTCATCAGCGACCCGAGACGGGAGCCGTTCCACCCGGCGTCGGCCAGGGCACCGTTGAGCCCCGTCACCAGGGCCTTGGTCTTCCGCATCCCGCGCAGCTCGGCCTCGGCCGCGGCCTTCTCGACCTGGCGGCGCACCTCCGCGGCGCTGGGCCCGCGGGGCTCGTCGTCCTTGCCGCGTGGCTCCGGTTCGGGCTCGGGCTCCGGGTCGGGCTGCAGCTTCGTCCCGGTCTTCGGGTCGATGCCGTGCTCGCGCAGGAACTTCCGGCGCGCCGCGGCCTCCCCGGACGCCTTGCGGAGCTTCTCCTGGTGGGCCTCCCACTCCTCGCGGGTGGGCGGCGTCCAGTCGGACGGGTCCGGGCCGTCGTCCGGCTCAGGCTTGTCGTCCGGCTCGGGCTCCGGGTCGGTGTCCTCGGCGCCGCCGGCGAGGGGCCGGATCGGGCGGCCGTCGGCCCGGTAGCCGAGGATCGCCCACGGGGGGACGCTGATCGTGGTCTGGGGTGCCATCGTGGTTCCTCTCCTTCAGAAGTGCCCTGCCGTGACGGCGGCTTGGGCCTGGCGGCGGACGCGGTCAGAGACGCCGCGCTGCGCCAGTAGTGCTCGGGCCGCCCGCAGCCGCGCGGCCTGCGACTCCGACGGCCGTCCCCGCCCAGCGGCCACGGCGTGCCACGCCTGGTCGCGCAGCAGGTCCGGCAGCGCGGTGCGGCCGGACGCCCAACTGTCGCGCCACGGTGTGAGGCGGCAGCGGCAGCGGGGGTGCAGCGGCGGCCCGTCGATGCCGGGCCGGTGGGCGGCGCGCTGGTGCGGGTCGAGGGACAGGCCGCCGGGGAACCGGCCGTCGTGGTCGGCGAGCTGTCCGGCGTAGGCCAGGCACGACACGCAGGCGTCCGGCTCGCTCACCCACAGGCCGCGTGCGCCGAGCGCGGCGGTGGCCTGGGCAGCTCCGGCGTTGACGGACCGGTGGATCGCCCACGCCGCCGTCTGGCCGGTCAAGGCGACGGCGCGGCGGGCGGCGCCGACACCGGCGATCACGCCACGCCACCCGGACCGCCGTATCTCCCGAGGGGTCAGCAGCCGGGCCGACAAGCGCAGCTGCTCCCGCACAGTCCCGGCCAGGGCCCGCACCGCATCCAGCGCCTCACCCGGCACCTCAACCTCCGGTACCCGCGCTGCTGCGCCCGCGGCGCGGGCGAACTCGGCGGCGTGCCGGGCGCCCATCGCCGCGGCGGCGGGCAGCCGTTCTTCGATCGCGGCGGTCGCGCGGCGCTCCAGCCCTACCGTGGCGCGCTCGGTGGCCTGCCGCACGCCGGTCAGGTAGCGGGTCAAGGTGACACCGGTCCCGGCGGCAGTGAGGGCCCCGAACGCGGCAACCCACCCGGCGAGGGCGGCGGTGACAGCCGTGGCCAAGGCAGCACCCGAGCCGCCGTCCGCCTCGGCCACGGTCTGCTCTTCCAGGGCGGCAGCCTCGGCCGCCTGCTCCTGCTGCACCAGGTCGGCGAGCTGCTGCGCGGACGCGGTCATGAGGCGTCCGCCTGCGCGGCGTTGAGTTCACGCGTCGCCCCGAGCACGGTGTCGAGGAGTTGTGACACCTGCTCCTCGGTGATCGCGCCGAGTTGCACGCCCGTCCCCAGCGCCTGAACGGCGTTACCGAGGGAGGTGAGCAGGTCCACGCGGCGCTGAAGCTCGGCGTCGTCGTCGAGGGCGGCCATCCACTGCTTGACCAAGACCGGGTCGCATCCGGCTTCGATCAGGGCGTGCTCGCGTGGCATACCGGCGGCGATCTGCGCGTTGACGGTGGCCCAGCCCTCCGCGTCGGAAACCTGCTCGGCGGGCTTCCAGCGGACCTGGACGGTCACGTCGTCGAAGCCCAGCAGGCCGAGGGCGAACTCGTAGGCGTCCGCGAGGCTGCCGCCGAACGCGCGCTGCAGGTATCCGACGTGGGCGAGGAGCGGCCCGTTGGCTTCGCGGCGCGACTCGCCGGACATCTGATCGCCGGTGGAGTCGAACAGGTGGAACGGCGTGTCGGTGACCTGCGCCATCGCTTTGACGTACCGGTCCAGGGGGTCCATGTAGACGCCCGGGTTGGCGGCCTCGAACTGCCCGACCTGCCTGTAGCCCTGCAGCTGCCAGAACTCGCCCGGGTCGGACCGCAGCTGGGACGGGTTGATCGGGGACTCGGGGTCGGCGTCGGTGTCCTCGGGGTAGTCGGGGTCGAAGTCGGCCTGCTGGCCGGGCTGGTCGACGGCGGGGTCGATGAGCCCGTACCGCTGGGGCAGCGACTGGTAGTCGACGCTCGACGCGTGCGACACGACGATCTTGTTGATGAGGGTCTGCGCGCCGTACGCCCCGTAGTGCACGGGCCGGCCGTAGGGGCGGGTCGTGCGGAAGTGGAAGAACGGGATGCCGTAGGGGTTGGGCAGCACGGCGTCCTGGCCGTCGCCGGTGTACGGCTCCCACTTGTCCTGCTTGCCGGTCCACTTCCCGGACCACACGAACCGTTCGATCCGGCCGTCCTCGCCCTCGCTGGCGGGCGGGTAGTACAGGTCGGCGCGGATGGTCTGCTGCTTGCCCGCGCCGATGGTCCATGACTTGATGGCGAGCTTGACGCGGAGGGGATGCTCCTCGTCGTAGATGAGGCGGACGGTGCTGGGGCCGTGGACCATCATGTCGACGGCGGTGATCTGGCCGTCGGCGACCTGGGGCCACACCATCAGGTATCCGTCGCCGAGGGAGCACGCCTTCTCCAGCAGGCCGGGCATCTCCATGTCGAGCTGGTTGCGCTGGTTCAGCTCGCTGATCTCGGTGTTGGCGTCCTCGTCGTCGGTGGTGACCGAGGCGACGTGCAGCCGGTTGAGGACGGCGCGGACCGGGATGCGCGCGAAGTTCAGTTCGTCGATCTCATCGAGGTGGGACTTGGCGAGGAGGCGGGCGACAGCGTCGGAAGCGTAGATCTCATCGACGTCGCCGTCGTAGTACGCCTGGGCTTTGGCGTAGTCGGGGCGGGCAGCGCACAGTTCCGCGTAGGCGGCGATCAGGTCCGGCGTTCCTGCCACTGCCCCACCTCCACACCCAGATACCTTTGAATCGAAGGTTACGGCATCTTTTCACCCGACACTATGAAGGCATCAGGCTAGCGTGGGGTTATAGACCTCGCCACGGCCCGCCGCCGCACCACCAGGTCCCGGGCCGCCACCATGTACCGCATCGCATCCATCGCATGGTCGTGCTCCTTCAGCGGCGCCTCCTTCAACCCACCCCTGTTCCCCGGGCGCACCGCCCACACGTAACCGGCGATCTCCTCCGCCGCCCCCATCGGCAGCGACGCCGACTGCAACTCCGGATCCCGCTCCACCAGCGCCCCACGGCGGATGAACAGCCGCGGCTTCCCGTCCGGCTGCACCTTCAGCCGCGACTGCACCGCCTGAACGCCATCGCTCACCGACTTCCGTGCCGGCTTCGTCGGCAGCCTCAGCTTCCGCTCCAGCGTCGCCCGGTCCTCCGCGTCGTGGTCGGCGTAGATCGCCCGCGGCAGCTTCCACCGCGGCTCCCCGGACGGCTGGTACAGCAGGGTGCGGATCGTCTCGGCGTGGTCTTCGACGAGCCGCCGCGTGTAGTAGACCTCGTTGGCCAGGTACAGGCGGCCATCGGGGTCCTCCCACCAGTCCTGGTAGACGAACGGGTTGGTGAACCCGAAGTCCACGGCGCCCCACCTGGTCCAGCCGGGGCCGGGCGTCACGTCGTCCACGAGGTGGATCGCCTCGTCGTACGTCTCGTAGATCTGCCCCTCGACTGCCGCCCACTTGCCGTCTCGCAGCCGCAGGCGCCGCACACCGGTGAGCCCGTCGAGCTTGGCCATGTAGTCCGCGCCCTGCGGTGTCAGACTGCCGTCTGCGCGGACGTAGGCAGGGTTGTCCCGGTGTCGGGAGACGAGCATGCGCGCCTGGCCCTGGTCGCAGCGCTGCTTGATCCAGTGCGTCGGGTACGACGGGTTGCAGGCGCCCATCTGCTGCTGCCACGACAGGATCCCGTTGCGCAGCCGGGTGCCGACGGACTCCCAGTCGGTAAGGGTCAGTTCGGTGGCTTCGTCGGCGAAGACGAGGTCGTACTCCGCGCTCATGATCTTCTCGGGCTTGTCCATGCCCGCGACGTCGATCTTCGCGCCGTTCGCATACCGATAGCCGGGCGCCTCCCGGGGGCTGCCGCCGAACCACTTCACGATGCCCCGGGCGATCGCGTCAGTGGCCACCTTCTTCTCCCAGGTGACCAGCGTCGTCGAGCCCAGGCTGACGGCGGTCTTCCGGAAGATCAGGCAGCGGATGTTCGGGTTACTCATGGCCGTCAAGTGAAGACGGAACAAGCAGGCCAGCGACTTCCCGGTACCCGCGGGGCCAGCCATGAAGACTTCCGACTGGCGGGCGCGGAAGAGTTCCAGCGCCGCGCCCCGGGGCTCGTAGCGGACGACGGTTGCCGGCGCGGCCGTGGTCACGTGAGGTCCGCTGCGTCTACGCCGACGACTTCGTACTTCAACCCGCCGGAGACGTCGAGTTTCTGGGCGGCGTCGGCGCCGTGCAGTTTGCGCAGGGACTCGGAGATGCGGCGCCGCTGCTCGGATATCGCCCGCCGCTCGGCGGACAGGCGGGTGAGCCGGTCGACGGCTTGGAGGACGGGGGCGTCGTCGGGAATGGGCTGGCCTTCGAGTTCGACGACGCGACCGTTGGAGACGACGACGTGCTGCGCCTGCATCACCGCGGTGACCGGTTTGATCAGCTCGTCGAGGCGTTCCTCTTCGTCGTCGAGGCGCTCCAGTTCCAGCAGCAGCCGCTCGTGTTCGGTGTTGATGAGGTGTTCAGCCGCCGGACGGGCGAGGTGGTCGAGGAGTCGTTGGATGGCGCGCCAGGCGTTCTTCTTGTCGGAGTAGCCGAGTTCTTCGGCGATCTCCTTGTAGGTGAGGCCGTCGTTGCGGAGTGCGATGGCCCGCTGGGCGCGCTCGCGGGCGGCGGTGGTCTTGACGTAGCGGCCCGTGTTGCCGCGGGCGTCCTGGTAGGGGCTGCCCATGCCTGTCATCTGGCCACCACCTTTCTGTACCTTTGAATCTTAGGCGGATGGGTGCTCATGCCTTTGATTCTCTACAGTTCGGGTGGTGGTGGGAACGATGGCCAAGAAGAAGAGCAGCAGCGGGAAGAAGCCGAAGCTCGGCACCGGCAAGCGGTTCAAGGCAGTCGAGGCGAGCGCCGCGAAGTCCGGCGCCCGCGACCCGAAGGCGGTCGCCGCGGCAGCCGGAAGGCGGAAGCACGGGAAGGCCAGCATGGCGAAGATGGCGGCGGCTGGCCGCAAGCGCGCGGCTCGTAAGGGCAGGTGACGGCGATGGTGTCGGCTCGGGGTGGCCGCTGGGGCTTCGTGTATCGGTCGAGGCAAGACGTGTACCGCGCGCTGCGTCGCAAGGGCGCCTCGAAGTCGAAGGCTGCCCGCATCTCGAACGCGGGCCTCACCTTCCCGCAACGCTCCCGTATGGCTCGCAAGGCGGCACGCACCCGCCAGAGGCGAGGCCGCTGACATGCCGCTCCCCGCCGACATCGCCACATTCGTCCTCACCGCCCAGTTCCCGCCCCTCGCCCCCGACGGCACCGAGCGGACCGGACACCTCACCTTCACGCCCGTGCCCTCGGTCCTAGCCGACGCGCGGGCCGTGTTCCTCGGCGTCGAAAACGCCACCCTCGACGCCTCCGGCGGCGCATCCAAGACGCTCATCGCCAACGATGCGCTCGACGAGCCGTTCGTGTGGCGGGTCGACGGCGACATCGACGGGCAGCCGCCGTTCTCCGTCAACATCTCGGTGCCCGCGTCGGCCGGCTCGGTGACGCTGGGCTCGGTCGCCGAGTTCGAGGCTCTGCCGCCGGACTATGTGGTGGTGGTCGGCCCGCGTGGACCCGCGGGCGGTACCGGTGGCGGGACGGACGGGGCGCTGCTGGCGGCCAACAACCTCTCAGACCTGACCTCCGTGGTGACCGCCCGCACGAACCTTGGGCTGGGCAGCGCCGCACTGGTGGCCATCGGCACCACGGCGGGCACCGTCGCTTCGGGTACGGACAGCCGGATCACGGGGGCGGCGCAGAAGGCGGCGAACCTCTCCGACCTGGCCAGCACCGCGACAGCGAGGTCGAACCTGGGGCTTGGCGGCGCTGCGACCCGCAACGTCGGCACGAGTAGCGGCACTGTCGCGGCCGGGGATGATTCGCGGCTGAGCGACGCCCGGACACCGGCCGGTACGGCCAGCGGTGACCTGTCCGGCACCTACCCGGGCCCTGCTGTCGCTGCGGTTAACGGCGTCGCGGTGAGCGGCACGCCGTCGGCCGGGCAGGTGCTCACCGCCTCGTCGAGCAGCGCCGCGTCGTGGCAGACGCCCTCCGGCGGCGGCGGGGGCAGTGGTGCTCTGATCCGGACGGCGAGTGTGCGGATCGCGGACGACGACCTGTCCGGTCTGCCCGCGGCATCGTCGTGGGCGGTCGTGCAGACCTCGGCCGGAACACTGTTGAAGGCGTCGATCACGGCCAGTGCGGGGGACCGCATCCGGGTCTATGGCCGGTTCATGTACAACGGCGCGCACTTTCTGGACTGGGTGTTGCTCGATTCGGCTGGGGCGATCGCCCTGTACTCGACGTCCGGGGCGTCCAGCCCGTCCGGCGAGGGTGACCCGTCGATGTACCCCAGCACGTCCTTCAGCAAGGCGACGTCGGCGGAGATGTTCGTCGTGGGGTCCGGGCACATCGACGGGTCGGGTAAGGCGACGATCGCGTTGGCTCATCAGGGGACGGCGGCCGGGCTGGTGTATGCGCATTCGCTGTATCCGTGGCGGCTGCGCTTGGAGAACATCGGCCCGGAGCCCGCGTAGCCAGGGTTCTACGGGCAGGTCTCGCCGAACTTCACGGCCGTGAAGGACACGGGCTGGCCTGTGAGCTTCGCGCCGGCGGCCGGGGTCTGGTCGCAGACCTGCCAGTTGCTTTCGACGAGGATGACGCGGTCCTGCCCGGAGGCGTCTTTCGTGTCGATGCTGGTGGAGGAGTCGAGGGCGGCCCGGGCGGCGGCGAGGGACTTGCCCTTGAAGTCGGGCATGGTGCCGCCGGCTGCGG